GGCTTTTGTGCTAACACTTACAACAGGTGTTACTTTAACTGGTAACGTATTACCACAATACCCAGGAATTTCTGCTTCAGGTGCAGACGCACAAACTTGTTCAGTATCTCTACAAGTTGTCGGCATCCCAACAGAAGACCTAACTGCATAACAACAACTAAAGAACAGGGGCACACAAATGCTTAAACTTAAATTATCGTGGGAACTAGACACAGGAGAACAGTTTGAAGAATGGACTATACCATTTGAACTTGCTCTTGCTGAAAAAGAAATCTACAACGGCAAACCAATTACAACAGCTCTTAGAGATGCTGAAAGCCCAAGCAATAATCTTCTTTTATTCTTGGCGCATAAAATGCAAAAAAGAATCACACAAAAATCAATCCCTATTTTTGATGTCTGGGCTACTAAAGTTATCGATATTCAATTTAAGGACCTCGACCACCCAAAAGTTACAGGGCAGGCTCAATAGGTTGGATAGCAGTCCAACTAGCCGTTCAAACAGGAATACCTGCCCAAACTTGGTTATTAGAAGAACCAGAAATTTTTATCACAGCTGTAGAAATTTTAGTGGAACGCAATAATGGCTAAAACATTAAGACTTGTTCCAGTAGATAAAGACTATCGTGCTTTACTTCGTGCCTTTAGTAAAATGGACGATATTGCAAAAAATGATATGAAAGATATTGCTAAACAATTAGCTGAGCGTGGTGCTAATTACGCTAAAGGAGCAGCTAGTAGTGCACCCTATAACTCTAGGCAGGCTATCGCTGTTGCTCAATCTATTAAAATATCTAAGTCAGACAAAGCCCCAAGTTTTAGTATTGGTGGTAAGCAAAAAGTTGGGTCTAGTGCTTTTAGTGCTGGCTATGTCATAATGGGTAATGAGTTTGGTTCAAAGAATTATAAACAATTTCCACGCAGGTCTGGAAAAGGTGGAAAAGAGGGCTGGTGGTTGTATCGTGCTATGTCAAGATTTCAACCAACTATTGCACAAGAATGGTTACAAGGTTTTGAAAAAGTTAAAAACGCTTGGACAGGTAGAGTTTAATGGCTGATATTAGAACATTAAAACTTGCTTTACTAGCTGACACAAAAGATTTTATACAAGGGTTAGATAAAGCTGATAAAGAAAGCAAAAGTTTTTCAGATAAATTGGGTGGAGCATTAAAGACTGGTGCTTTAGCCTTTGCAGCTCTTGGCGCTGCTGCTGGAGCAGCTGCTATCACTATTGGTGTTCAAGCTGTTAAAGCTGCTATTGAAGATGAAAAAGCCCAATTGAGTCTTGCCCAAACATTAAAAAATACAACTAAAGCAACCAAAGACCAAATTAAAGGTGTAGAAGATTATATAACAAAAACTTCATTAGCCAAAGGTGTAACAGATGACCAATTACGCCCAAGTCTTGACAGACTTGTAAGGTCAACTAAAGACATAACAAAAGCACAAAAACTTCAACAATTAGCACTTGACATATCTGCTGGTACAGGCAAAGACCTTGCAGCTGTTACAGAAGCGCTTGGTAAAGCCTATGACGGAAACCTTGGTGCGTTAAAGCGTATTGGTATTCCTCTTGACGATGCAATTGTTAAATCAAAAGATTTTAATAAAGCCCAAGAAGTACTAGCCAAAACCTTTGCTGGACAATCAGACATTGCAGCCAACTCATTTGCAGGCAGAATGGAACGAGTGAAAATAGCAATAGACGAAGCCAAAGAATCTATAGGCGCAGCTTTACTACCAATACTTGAAAAACTTTTAGGATTCATAACAGAAAAAGCATTGCCATTTTTAAACAAATTTGTTGAGGGTTTTCAAAACGTTACCAAATCAGTTGATGTTGATTTAGGTGGCGCATTACAATATCTTCAAAAAATCTTTACGCCAATCTTTAATGGCATTAAAATGGCCTTTGATACCATTTCAAGTGCAATAGACCGAAACAGAGAAAAATTACAACCTCTATTTGATTTATTTCAAGCATTAGCAAAATTTACAAGAGATGTTCTTACACCAATTTTAGCAATCGGATTAGGTGAAGCGTTTAAAATTATTGGTCAAATCATCGGTGGCATCATTGACATTATTGCTTTGATGGTTGACGCCATTGCAAAGTCAATTCAAACAATTCAAAACTTTATTAACAAAATACAAGAAGCAATAGACAAAGCCAACAGCATACCAGTTGTGGGTGCTTTCATTCCTGATTCGTTAACAAGTCAACCAAAACCATCAGTTGTTATTAACAACAACATTAAAGGCGCAATAGACCCACAAGCCACAGCTAGAGCCATAGTAAAAGTACAGACAACAGCAACCAAAACTACAGGTATTAAACCATTTATTCCAGGTAGGTAATTATGACTGTATATACGCCAACCTATCGGGTAACTATTGCAGGCACAGTACAAACCTCAACCACTTTACAAGATGGCACTATTACGTTTGGCCGTAATGATTTTTTTGAAGCAACTCAGCCAAGTTATTGCAATATAGAATTATTAAACCTTGATGGTTTAAGCCCAGTAGTTGAGTTGTTAGACACAGTACTAATTGAAGTCACTAACTCAGCAGGTACTTATGTCAAACTATTTACAGGTGAAGTTTCAGGTGTTTATAACAGATTTGAGAGCGCTGGTTTAGGTGGTAAACCTAACACATTACAAATACAAGCTGTAGGCGCACTTGGTTTACTTGTTAAACGTTACGCTGGTTCTGTTGCTTACCCAGAAGAATTAGACGGCGCACGTATTACACGTATTCTTGAAGAAACTTTGTACGTTGCGTGGGAAGACATAAGTAATACATTTACTTGGAATGATTTTACAACTGAAACTTGGGCTAACTATGGTGTGCAAGGCATAGATACAATTGACGCAGGACGTTACGAAGTATTAGCTAGACCAGCAGAAATTGACCAAGCATACAACTTAACGGACACAACCCAACAATCAGCTTTAGGTTATTTGTACGACACCCCAAACTTTGAAATTGGTTACGCTGACGCAGAACGTAGAAGCGCAAACTACACAACCAACTTAATAGAACTTGATGCTAATCTTGTAAACGCTGACATACAAACCAGGTTGCAAACAGCAGACATTGTTAACAGTGTTGTTATCCAATACGATGACCCAGTTTTAGAAGTAGCAGCACAAAACGACACCTCAATAAATAACTATGGTTTACTGGAAGAAGTTAGGTCTACAATTCTTGCTCAAACAGCAGACGCAACAGAACAAGCTACAAACTTTGTTAACTACAGAGGAACACCTAAAGTCTCATTAGAAGAAGTTACAGTCAACCTGGCTCATTCAGATATGACAAATACTGTAAGAGATAACCTTTTAGGTGTCTCAATGGATACCCTTTTATATTTAGACAATATTCCAGTAGGTTTAATACCTGAGGGTTACAACGAGGGCTTTGTCGAGGGTTGGACTTGGACACTAGGACGTAAAAACCTTGAACTTACTATGTCTGTTTCCAACGCAATCTACTCAACACTTGATGTACAATGGGAAGACTACAACTCTGCTATTCAATGGCAAAACCTGGATAATAGTACTCGTTGGCTTGACGTTATTTAAGAAAAGGATAAACTAGAACAATGGCAACTACTACGACCAATTATGGCTTTGATATTCCTCAGAGCACAGACCTTGTTAAAGATGGCGCTACGGCTATTGCCACGCTTGGTCAAGATATAGATACAGCTATGAATACAGCTCTTGGTACTAAAAAGGCTGGAATGGTTTTACTGAATACGACTAGTTTTAGTGGAGTAGCGAGTGCAAGTTTTCCTGTTGGAACTTTTAGTGCAACTTATGATAGTTATAGAATTGTTTTTTCACCAACTGCTTTTTCAACTGCTATGTTTGTGAGTTTACGATTAAGAAATGCTGGAACTGATTTAAGTTCTTCTGTTTATCATTATTTTAATCAAGGTCTAACAACGGGTGCAGTAGCAAACAACTTGGCGGCTATAAACCAAACAAGTAGCGCAATTGGTTATTTTAGTGGTGTACTAGGAAATGCAACATTTGATTTGAATAATCCTTTTGCATCAAGACAAAAAAGTTTAACTGGTGTTCAAGCAGGTGTAAATAGTGGTGCAACAACTTACGCAGGTATGACAGTTTTGAGTCTTATTGACAACAGCAGTTCTAACGATTCTTGCAGTTTACTTTGTTCAACAGGTAATTTTACAGGAAGTATGAGTGTGTATGGCTACAACAAATAAAACAGAAAAGATTTTAATTCAAGACGGCGACCAAGTTATTGAATTAACTGGCGCAGACAAAGAAGCATTTATTACACAAAGAACAGCAGACCAAGAAGCGCAAGCACTACTTGAAGCCGAGTATAAAGCCAAGCAAGATGCGCGTGAATCTGCTATCAAAAAACTTGGTGAAATAGCAGGACTTACAAAAGAAGAGCTAAATGCAATCCTTTAATTATAAACAACTATCACTAGCTGCAATTGCTTTCTTAGCAGCTTGGCAAGCCACAGACTTTGCCCTTGATTACAGAGCTGTACTTGGTGCTGTCGTAGCTGCTTCAATGGGCGCGATGAATCCAAATGTCAAAACCAAAGTTAAGTAAAGCAGCTGAGCAATTACGCTCTGAAATAAACGCCAAGTATCCTAAGCGAGATAAACGTTCAGATGGCTGGATAGGCGACACAGCACACAACGCACGTAAGTCAGACCACAACCCAGATAAAAATGGTTGGGTACGTGCTATAGATATTGACTCAGACCTTGTTAAAAGCTCATCTAAAGAATCCTGGCTGTTAGCCGAACAGATTAAGATAATTGCACTTAAAGGCGACAAAAGGATTAGTTACGTAATCCACCAACACCGAATAGCCTCACCACGTCAAAACTGGGCTTGGCGTGTCTACAAAGGTGCTAAC